GTGAGGCCGAGCAGGGCCCTGAGGGGCGGCAGGTGGCGCGGGCTGGACCGTACCTGGTTCAAGCGGGAACTGGCGCGCAGACACGGCCTGAAGTGCGCGGCCTGCGGGCAGCGCAAGACCCGCAAGGCCCTGGTCATGGACCACATCATCCCCTGGTCCAAGGGCGGCCCCACGACGCTGGAGAACCTTCAGCTGCTGTGCGGCCCGTGCGACGTAGCCAAGGGAGCGTCATGAGCAAGTACATCGAGTACCCGATCCCCAACCCCCGTCAGCCCACAGCCTGCGCGTACTGCGGGATCAGCCCCCGCAACCACTTCCAGCGCTGGACGTCGGCCGCAGGCTGGCACGAGTGGAGGATGCCGAGCCAGCGAAAGATCCTCATGCGGATGCTGGCCCGCAAGGGCAACCCGAACCGCTGGATTGCCGCGACGGACCGGCGGACCACGTACCGGAAGTGGGGCGCGTGATGGATCAGTACCACCGTCAGTACCTGTTTGCCCTGGCGCCGTTCGGGTGCCGGAGCTGCGGAGTCCCGCTGCCGCACGGGTGGCAGTACACGAGCTATTTCGGAGTCCACCAATGGGTGCGTCCGACGAACAGGCAGATCCTGAACCGGATGCGTATCCGCCGGGCGAAGCTGGGGGCTTTCCGGTGGAGGTAGAGGAGGAGCCGGAAGGCTCGGGGTGTGCCGGGGCCGCCGTCATTACGGCGGTGGTCCTGGCGTTCCTCGCAGGCTCCTACGCGGTGGCGCCGGAGGTCTTCGTGATCGGCGCCTGGGCGGTGGGGTGGAGCGCCCTGGTCTGGCACGCAAAGCGCGTGCCCCCTGCACCCAACCCCGCTCCCCCACCGGTCCCGGAAGGGGCTGTCGAGGAAGAACCGCAGGTCACAGCGATGCAGGATGTGAGCCACCCCAATCGGTGGCTGGTCGTCAGGGAGTCGCCCTGGATGACCGTAGAGATCACCAAGGAGGAGTCATGAGCATCGTGATTGTCTTCATTGCGGCCGTCACCGTGTGGCTGCTCTTCCGGTCCGGGCAGGCACCCCGGTGAGCGACGGAGACGGGCACACCTACTGCGCGAAGTGCGGCTGGTGGACCAAAGGCTGCGGACACTGAGTCAGGGGTTGACACCCCTAAGTCTAGCCCTTAGATTTAAGTCATCGAGAGGGCGCCGGGCCCGACCGGGACAGGAGACAGGTCATGACGGAGAACAAGACGTTCAAGGCGATGCTGGACCTCGAGCAGATCATCTGGAGCGCCAAGCAGTACAACGGTTCAGCGACGGTCACACGGGTGGCCTGGGCCACGCTGAACCACTACGTGCAGCAGCTCACGGATGACGAGCTGGCCGAGTACGGCGCGTACCGCCGGGCTGCCCGGGCGGTCGGCACCCCGTAAGCAGCACCAACTCCAGCGAGCCCCCTCACAGACAGTGAGGGGGCTCGCTGCTTATGCTGGGAGTGACGACGAGACAGGGACGTGATCATGACACGCACTGGCCCACAGCTCTACCCCCCGGCCTCCCAGAAGTACCGATACCAAGGGCGCTACCCCGGTAACGCCATGGAATCGAATGTGGGCGTCCTCCACACCACCGAGGGCACCACCCTCCCCGACTACGACGGCGGGGCCTCTGCGCCCAACCTGACCGCCGTCCCGGACATGCTCAACCGGCGGCTCGACTGGTACCAGCATTACGACATCGACCAGTCCTCCCGGGCCCTGGTCAACGCCCCCGGCGGAGTCGAGACCAACACCGCCAACGCGGTACAGGTCGAACTCGTCGGCACCTGCGACAGCCGCAAGGCCGTCTCATGGGGCAAGCTGCGCGCAGGGGTCGACTACATCTACTGGCCCGACGCCCCCGACTGGGCCCTCGAGGATCTCGCCGATTTCATCCGGTGGTGCCGTGACAACCACGGCATCCAGGCCAAATCCACAGTCGAGTGGATCCCCTACCCGTCCGGCCGCGACGTCCACCTGACCGGCGCCGAGTGGAACGCGTACTACGGGTGGCTGGGCCACCAGCATGTCCCCGAAAACGATCATGGGGATCCGGGAAACATAGACTTCGCCCGGGTGCTGGCATTCGTCAACGGCACCGTACCTCCGAGCTCAGGGACCGACATGCCCGACAAGCCCAACCGCTCCGTCCTCTACCGCAGCGAGAACCTGACGCTGCTCGAGAACGCAGCGCAGGCCATCTACTGGACCACCGAGTACCCCGACGACGCCAACGGCCACGGCGACGGCGGCAAGACGGTCGGCTCCAACATCACGTACAACGGGCGCCTGACCCTCGTCCTCACCGGCCTCAAGCGCGAGGAGGTCGTGCACGTCTACGCCGCCGAGGAGTACGCGGACGGCAGCGCCAAGGGCGACAGCCCGGTCAAGGCCGAGATCCAGGGCCGCGACCTCGGCCAGATGCCGATCAGCGTCTCGGTGCCCGTCAACGGCACCGTGAGCGACCGGCTGATCTTCAAGGTCGTCTCGCGCCAGGGTTCCGGCACCGTCACGGTGGAGGAAGCGTGGCTGGAGATGCACTCTTGGCCCATGAGCTGACCGGCCCCTGATGGATGAGCCCACGATCGGGGAACTGCTCCGGGACCTACAGGCGGACGTGTCCCGGATCCTCTCCGAGATGAGCCGCTACGTCACGCAGGAGCAGCACGCGGCCGACCAGAAGGTAGCTGAACTCCAGCTGGCCGCCGTCGCCAAGGACGTGGCCGAGCAGCGGTCCCGGGCCGAGGCCATGAAGACGTGGGTGTGGACGGCCGTAGTCGCCCCTGTCATCGTGGGCATCATCCTGTACCTCGTCCTGGGGAAGTCATGAAGGCGCTCCGCTGGTGGCTCGTGGTCGTGGCCCTGTCCGTGGCCGTCGCCTACGCCATCGCCTACGGGCAGCGGATCGCCGAACGGCTCGACACCGCCGAGAAGGACCGGACCGCGCTCGCGCAGCAGGTCCGCTCCCTCGGCGGTGTCCCCGTCGCCGGACCCAAGGGCGACAACGGCAGCAACGGCAAGGACGGACGCGATGGGGCTGACGGGAACACGGGCCCTCAAGGCCCTTCTGGGCCGCCTGGACCCTCCGGAGAACCGGGTGCTGCGGGCACTGACGGCTCCCCGGGGGCCGCTGGTGTACAGGGACCTGCCGGGCCCGCCGGTCCTCAGGGTCCGGCCGGGCCGCAAGGTGACCCCGGTCCTCAGGGTCCGGCCGGGCCGCAAGGCGACAAGGGCGAACCTGCGGAAGCATGCCCGGCGGGGTACACGGGCGTACTGGTGAAGCTGGAGCAGGACGACAGCGAATACTTTCTGTGCCGCAAGACTCCCTGAGAGGGGGACACGATGACGGACTACGTATGGACCAGGCGCGACGACGAGAGCGACCCCGCCTGGCGGGCATTCAAGCTCTACCTGGACGCGGGGTCGCAGCGCTCTATCCGCAAGGTGGCCGACCGTGAGAAGAAGTCCCACCAGCTGATCGCGGGCTGGTCCTCGCAGCACGAGTGGGTGGAGCGCTGCCGCGCGTTCGACCGCCACCTGCAAGAGGCCCAGACGGACGGCCTGGTCAACCAGATGGCCGAGACCAGGGACAAGAACCTCGCGCTCATGGACAAGCTGCGCGAGCACCTGTCCCGGCGGCTCGACACGTTCATCCGGCTGGACCAGGACCCGTCCGTGCGCTGGACGCAGGCGCTCATGGCCATGGCCAAGGTCGAGGCCAACTCCCTCGTGCTCGGCGCGCAGGACAAGACCTCGGACTCCGTGGCCCGTGTCGAGCAGCTGGTGGCCCGCCTCGAACAGGAGATGGACGCACCGTGAGAATCAGCCGGGCAGAACTGGCCGGGCTCGGCCCCGCCGAGCTCGCCCGGCTCGAGAGCGTCCTTGAGCAGACCGTCCAGGAGCGCGAAGCGGGCAAGGTACCGTGGCTGTGCGGGCGGCCGGATTGCGACGGACGACCCCACCAGGGACGCATGGGCCCCCACGCCCGTGCGTCCCAGGTCCCGCCCGACTGGGAGTGGGACGTCTGGATGCTCCTGGCAGGCCGAGGCTTCGGCAAGACCCGCGTGGGCGCCGAGTGGTCCATCCGCCAGGCACGCACCCTTGAGCGCGGTGCACTCATCGGCCCGACGGCCGCCGACACCCGCGACATCCTCGTCCAGGGCGAGTCCGGCATCCTTGCGTGCGCCCCCGCCACCTTCCGGCCGGTCTACAACCCGTCCAAGAGGCAGCTGACCTACCCCAACGGCGCCATCCAGACCCTGTACTCGGCCGACGAGCCAAACCGCCTGCGCGGCCCCCAGCATCATTACGGCTGGTTCGATGAGATGGCCGCATGGCGCTACCTGCAAGCGGCCTGGGACATGGCGCAGCTCGGCATGCGCCTCGGCGAGCACCCGCAGATCTGCGTCACCACCACCCCCCGGCCGCTGCCCCTGATCAAGCAGCTGGCCAAGGACCCGATGACCGCCCTGACCAAGGGCACCACGTACGACAACCTGCACAACCTGGCGCCCACCTTCCAGCGCGCGGTCATCGCGAAGTACGAGGGCACCACCCTCGGACGGCAGGAACTCGATGCAGAAGTACTCGAAGACCTTCCGGGCGCGCTCGTTGCGCGCAGGCACATTGACGGGGCGCGGGTGGAGAGCGCACCTGCGCTCATCGACATTGTCATTGGCATGGACCCTGCGGGGACTGGCCAGGGCGATGAGACGGGCCTGGTCGTGGTCGGCCGGGCGGCGGACGGCAAGAGCTATGTCCTCCACGACGGCTCGGAGAAGCTGAGCCCCAACGACGCAGCCAACCGGGCCTGGGGGCTCATGGAGACCTGGGGCGGGTCCCTGCTCATCGTGGAGGACAACGGCGGCAAGGACTGGATTGAATCCGTCCTGCGGGCCGTCTACAAGGAGCGCGAGGGTGCGTCCAACGCCGCGCCCCTGCGCCGCGTCAACGCCTCCCAGGGCAAGCGCCTGCGCGCCCAGCCGGTCGCCATGCGCTATGAGCAGGGCCGCGTGTGCCACGTGGGCGTCTTCCCCGATCTCGAAGACCAGCTCACCACCTGGATTCCGGAAGAGGACCCCACCGCGTCCCCGGACCGCCTTGACGCGATGGTGCACGCCGTCGCGCACCTGATGAAGAAGTACGACCGGTCCGAGACCCAGTTCCTCAACCCGCATGCCCTCAAGGGCCGCACGTCTACCGGCGAGCACCCGGCCATTGCGGCCCGCCGCCGCGCGGCTGAACGCCGGGCATCATAGGAGCAACATGAACGCGATCACCCTGCTCATCGCAGCCTTGGCCACCGCCCGCATCACCCGCCTCTTCACCCGTGACCGCATCACGCACGCCCTCCGCCGCCGCGTCCTGCTCCGCCTGGATGCAGATGGCCTTCTGGCGTACCTGATCGTCTGCGACTGGTGTACGTCGGTGTACGTCTCGGCAGGCGTCGTCGCCCTCGTCATCTGGGGCGGGACCGTCGGCTGGTGGGTCATGGCCGCACTCGCGTTCAGCCACGTGGCCGGATGGCTGGCCTCAAAGGAAGGTGAGTGATGGGCATCCTGGACAAACTGCGTGGCACCCCTGCACCCGGCGGCACCGAGCGCAAGCAGCCCGCCAAGTCGATGGTGGCAGCGGCCATGCCGCTCTCGGGGCCCGGTGTGCGCGCCGTCGCCCGGGCGCGCACCGCCTCGACCACCGACCAGTGGCAGAAAGAGGCCTGGTACTACTTCGACGTCATCGGGGAGGCGCGCAGCCCCCTGGTGTGGATCGCCAACGCCGTCTCCCAGGCCGACGTCTACGCCACGGAGCTCGACCCCGACACCGACAAGCCGACGGGTCCCTCCGACGACGCGATGGCCAGCGCAGCAGCACGGCAGGTGCTCGGCGGCCCGCAGCAGCGCATGGGGCTGCTGCGGCTGATCGCGCTGTGCTGGCAGGTCCCCGGAGAGATGTGGATCATCATCCGGCCGACCGGCGCCGGAAAGCCCGACCAGTGGCACGTCCTGTCCGGCTCCCGTCTCGAGGCCAAGGGCGACACCTGGCAGTACACCGATCCGACCACTCTCCAGCGGGTCACCCTCACCTCGCGGGACCGGCTGATCCGGGCCTGGTGTCCCCACCCGGACGACCAGACCAAGGCGGACTCCGCCATGCGTCCCGCCCTCCCCGTCTGCCGTGAGATCGAAAAGGCCTCGCAGAACATCGCGGCCCGCCTGGACTCCCGCATCGCCACCAACGGCATCGCCATCCTGGCCGACGAGCTGTCCGCCTCGGGTGACGACTTCATGGCCAGCCTGATGAACGCGGCCGAGCTCGGACTCCAGAACCCCGGGCAGGCCTCCTCCCAGGTCCCGGTGGCGTTCAACGCCCCCGGTGAGCTCATCGCCAACGGCGGTGCGTTCGCCCACTTCGACCTCAACACCGCCTTTGACGGCAGCGTCGTCGACCTGCGGGACAACGGCCTGGGGCGCCTGGCCAAGGCCCTCGACATGCCCAACGACGTCGCCGAGGGCACGCAGGGCGAATCGAACCACTGGACCGCCTGGCAGGTGGAGGAGTCCACTTACAAGATCTACATTGAGCCGCTGCTCAAGACCATCGGCGACGTCCTGTCCGAGCACTGGTTCCGGCCCGCGCTCATCCTCATGGGCATGGCGCCGGACCGGGCCGCACGCTTCGAGCTCGGCTGGGACACCACCGCCATCGTCGCCCGCCCCGACGACACGGAGAACCTGCGGGACCTGCACGATCGCATCCTGATCAGCGACGAGTACATGCTGACGGAGAACGGCGTGCCCATGGACGCCATGCCGTCCAGTGAGGAGCGCACGCGCCGCTACCTCGAAAAGGTCGTGCTCGGTGCGCCCACGCTGCTCGCCGACCCCAACGTCGCCGACGCGGTGGGCCTGGACATCGAGGTGCAGCCGGTGGCGGCCGGTGTTGATGCGGAGATCGGGGCGGGCGGTGAGCTTGAGACCCCCGAGCCTGAGCCTGCGCCGGTCCCGAACGCACTGCCCGGCACGCGCGGCGATGCGCCGGACAACGAGCCTCCTGAGGGCCTGACCGCTGCCGCTGAAGTCCTCGTCATGCAGGCGCTGGACCGGGCAGGCGGACGGCTCCTCACCAACCAGAACAGGGGCCGCTTCAAGGACGTGCCCAGGCACGAGCTCTACCGGCAGATCCGGCCTGAGGACGCAGGCTCGCTGGTCGAGATCAAGTTCGCCGACGAGCTCGCACGCTCGTTCGCCGTGCGCCCCGGTGCGCTGCGCGTGGCACTTGAGATGTACGTGACCAAGCTCCTGTCCACGGGTGAGGCCTACGACCCGGACGAACTGCGCTGGTACCTCCGGTGACCACGCCCCCGCTCGGCGACGATCCGCACCTGCCGCAGCGGCTGCGCGCGCAGGGCTTCATCCGGGACGGGGAGGAGCGCATCGCACGCCGCTGGTTCGGAAGCCTGACCCGCTTCCTGGACCAGGTGCGCGGTCCGGTCCTGCGTGATGGCGGGGTTGACCCCAGGCGCGTGAGCGACCACACGGGCTTCTGGACGGAGCAGGTGGACACGGAGATCGTGCCGGAGGTGCGGGGCGTTCTTAGCGACGCCTGGCGCCGCGTGAGCGCTGCCGGGGACCCGCCGACCGACCCCTACGTCTCGCGCTACCTCAACGAGGTGGGCAACCGCATGAGCAACACGCCCGACGAGGTGTACGCGCTCATCGTGCGCGAGGTCGAACGCGGCATCACCGAGGGCCTGGCACTGGAGCGGGTGCGCGACGAGATCCAGACGATCCTGACCTCCTCCGGCACGCCGTACTGGAAGAACAGGGCCATGACGGTGGCGCGCACCGAGACCATGGGCGCCGTCAACGCGGGCATCTTCCGGGGCGCGCAGCTTGAGGCCGAGGCCCGGGGCGACGTGGCGCCGTTCAAGCAGTGGCTGGCCACCGAGGACAACCGGACCCGCCCCACGCACCGTGCGGCCGACCAGCAGCGCACACTGCTCTCAGAACCCTTTGTGGTCGGCGGTGCGCGGCTCCTCTTCCCAGGGGACCCCCGTGGCCCGGCAGGCGAAGTGATCAACTGTCGATGTAGTATGCTTCCAGTTGTGCTGGGTGAGGTACTCGACTGGACATCCAGGCAGCGAGCAAGGGACGCAACATGAGCAGAGGCATACCCCGTGACCTGGCGTTCTTTCAGAAGCGCACGCGTGTGGAGGAGTCCGGATGCTGGGTGTGGACCAAGTTTCGGGCCCAGGCAGGTCACGGCAGGGGTGGTCTGTACGGGCGCACTTCCCGCCAGGGGGAGCAGCGTCCGGTTGGCGCGCACGTTCTGTCCTATGAGGTATTCAAGGGCCCCGTGCCCCCGGGCATGGAGGTGGACCACACGTGCTGCAACACGCTGTGCGTAAATCCGGAGCACCTCGAAGCGGTGACCCCTGCCGAGAACAACCGGCGGCGTTGGGCAGCGGGCAACGGTGCGAATCAGCACACCACAAAGGAGACGTGTCCGACGCACGGCACCCCCTACGACATGGAGTCAAAGCGCGGGGACGGGCGTACCTTCAGATCATGTCGCGCCTGCTACCGCGACTATCAGCGTGAGTACCAGCGCGGTGTGCGCGCCCGACGAAAGGCACTTTCCAATGGCTGACCCCACGTGGCTCAACGACTACCGGGTGAACAACGGACTGCCCGTCATCCCCGAGGACCCCGAGGCGGTGCAGGCGATGATCAACAACGCGGAGCTGCAAGTGGGCCAGGAACTCCAGATGTACCTGACGTACCGGCTCATGGTGGCGGTGACCCCGTGACCGGGCTGGAGCAGGAGATGCTGCGCACGGTGGCCGCCAAGGCCCTGGAACTCGTGCAGCGCTGGAGCGACGGTGAGGCAGCACGCACCCACCAGGTCCAGGAGCTCGCACTCGCGCTGCGCGCACTGGAGTCCGCCGAGGTGGATTCGGGCACATGGGAGGAACTGCATGTCTAGGACGTGGAGCGCCGTTCTGGCGCGTCTGGGCGTCCCCACCGGGGACCGGCGCATCATCGCCCCCGGGGCGCTCACCTCCCGGGACCTGCCGCTGCCGCTCATGTGGCAGCGCGTGTCCGATTCCGGGCACAGCGGGGCCGTCACGGTGGGCGCGATCACCTCGCTCACCATCGACAACGAGTCGGGCATGGTCACGGCGAGCGGCACGTGGCTTCCCGTGCGCGGCTCGGACGATGCGCAGCGCCAGGCCGAGGCAGGCGTGACGGGCCCGTCCGTCGACCTGTTCGACGACGTCGACATCATGGAAGTCCAGACGCTGGTGGAGGCCGGGGTCGTCGGCCCCAACGTCATGGACAACTTCGACGACATCCAGTACGCCATGGACGATGACGGGATGATCGTCATCACGCAGGCGCGTATCGCGGGCGCCACGCTGGTCCAGATCCCTGCGTTCGCCGGAGTGTCCATCTCCATGGCGGACGATGCAGAGTCCATGGGGGCTGACTGGCAGCTCACGGCCAGTGCTGCGCCCGTGCTGCCGCCCGCCGAGTGGTTCACGCGGCCGGACCTGGACGAGTTGACTCCGATCACGGTGTCGGACACCGGGCGGGTCTTCGGGCACATCGCGGGCTGGACGCAGTGCCACGTGGGCCTGCCGGGCTGCGTCACGGCCCCGTTCAGCGCCTCGGGATACGCCTACTTCCACGTGGCCGAACAGGCGACCCAGGAAGGGGCTGTGCTGCCCGTGGGGACGCTGGTGGCCGGGCCCCGGCATGCTGACCCGCAGCTGGCCTTCCAGGCCGCCCAGCAGCACTATGACGACCCCAGCGCGGCTGTGGCGCGGGTGGTGGCCGGTGAGGACGAGTTCGGCATCTGGGTCGCGGGGTGGGTCCTGCCGGGTGCCAGCGAGGCTGCGAGGCAGGTGTTCATGTCCTCTCCGGTGTCGGGTGACTGGCGCCGGATCGGCGGTTCGCTGGAACTGATCGCAGTCTGTTCGGTCAATACGCCTGGCTTTCCAGTGCCACGAGCGAAGGTGGCCTTCGGCCTGAACGTGCAGAAAACGCTTATTGCGTCAGGGGTGCAACCCGTGAGCGGCCCTTACACAGAGGCTGAGCAGCCCGTCATGGGACAGGAAGAGGTGGCCCGCGCCAGGTGGCGGTGGGCCGAAGCTACGGAGGGACGGTAGTCACATGGCGTGCGCGTGTGGGGGCAAGAAGCAGAACGTGGACTACGAGGTGACCTTCAAAGATGGGTCACCGACCGTAGTGGTGGACAGCATGGCCAAGGTGCGCATTGCACTGGCCCAGTCATCAAGGGGCGGCAGCTTCAAGATCATACAGAAGCCCTGATCTAGCGTCTTAACAGCCCTATGTACTACCTATGTCGATGTAGTCAGCACTCCAGGTTAATTCAGATGTGACCTCCCGTGTGTAACGGGGATAGGGAAGTGCTGACTACATTGGACATCGTATGACACAGCCCTATGAAGGGCTGTGGATGGCGACCCCCCGGCGCCGGGGCCCAAGGGCACTCAGGAGCTGGTCAAGCGACGTGCGCGGTACGGCATACCAGCGCCCCTGCGATCCCCCCGGCAGCTCGGCTGCACCCTCCGCTGCCGCAACCAGATCAGCCACGTCCCAGAAGCCGGGCCCCTGAACCACCCTCACCAGGGCCCATTCGGCCGGGCGCAGCTTCCAGGCTTCGGCGCAGGGCGCCCCGAGGCATACGGCAGTCATCCGCCGCGCGACTTGCTGAGCCGGACTCAGCGGCTTTCCGTTACGGTCCGTAGGCGGCAGGACGATCGCAGCGCATGCGTGGCGCTGCTTCTTCGGCCCCGTCTGCTTGAGCATCCACGTGAGCGGAGGGAGCAGCGGGCTGTCGTGCACCGCTGCGGGGGCCTCCATGCCGATCTGCACCAAGGAGCGCACTGCTTCGGACGGATTCACTGCGTGGACTTCAGCCCACTGCTCGATGCGCTCCCACAGCCCGTCGGGGATGCGCAGGGCGCGAGGCGTATTGCGCCCCGATGTCTCTTGGGTCATGTGCTACATACTATCACTAAGTCTATATGTCAACCCCTGACAAGTTGACGAATGGCGTACCCTGTGATCAGCCGTGGCAGCTGAGCTGTGAGCCGTGCCGCAGCGACGTGACCTATCCGTCCCTGCCGCACGAAAGGACTCCGCCATGGCAGACGACATCACCCCCGAGGCACCCCAGGCGTTCGACCCGACCACGCTGGACGACGCGGCCCTCACCGCCGAGTTCGCCCGGGTCCAGGAGCGCGGCCGTGCCCTCGCGGCCCAGGCCGAGTTCGCCGACGGGGAGGCGGCCGAGTTCTCGGAGCTCGCCGAGCGCCTCCCCCTGCTTCAGGCCGAGACTGCTGCGCGCATCGAGCGCGCCACGGCGCAACAGGCGCAGCGCGACGCGTTCGCCAGCATCGCGGTGCCGACCATCCCGGCAGTGCAGCCCATCAAGGCCCCGTCCGAGCCCGTGGCGGCCCCTGTGGCGGCCTCGCAGGCCCCGGTGGTCCCCTCGGTCGCCGAGATGTCCACGCAGGCTCCTGCGGCCCCTCAGAGCGTTTCGCAGCGCAAGGGCGTCACCGCGCACCTCGCGCCGCACACCGCCGGACTGCTTCAGCGCGGCGTGGGCACCGAGTTCACCGGCCTCACCGAGATCTCCGAGGCCATGCTGCGCTCCGGCCAGATGCTCGGTGCCCAGGGTGAGGGCCGCTACGGCATCGCGCAGTTCCAGCGCCACCGCGAGGGTGACGCGGTCATCGACCCGCGCGACGGCGGCAACGAGACCATGCGCAAGATCCGCGCGACCCGCAACGAGTTCAACCTGTCCGGCGGCACCCTGCGCGACACCGTGCAGCGCCACCTCGACAAGGGCGGAAGCCTCACTGCTGCGGCCGGATGGTGCGCGCCGTCCGAGAACGACTACGACCTCTGCACCAACTGGGCGGCGGGTGTCGGCATCCTGGACCTGCCGACCGTCACGGCCACGCGCGGCGGCATCAACTACACCGACGAGCCCGACTTCCCGACGATCTACGCGAACGCCATCGCGGCGGGCGGCGGCTCCAACCTCCTCACGGAAGCCCAGGTCATCGCCGACACGGCCAAGACCTGCTCCGTGATCCCCTGCCCGACGTTCGAGGACCGGCGCCTTGACGTCGCGGCCCTCTGCATCCGGGTCAGCTTCCTTCAGGCGGCGGGCTACCCCGAGGTCGTCAACGCCTGGACGGACGGTCTTCTCGCTGCGCATGAGCAGGAGATCAACCGCAACATCATCGCGCAGATCCTCACCCGTGCCGGGGCCGCGACCGTGTTCGCGCACCCCGACCCGGATCCGGCGGGCGGCCCCGGTGACTCGTTCACCAGCTCCGTGCTCGCGGCCGTGGAGCTCGCGCGCGAGGACCTGATGTACCGGTTCATGCTGCCGCGCAACTCCACCATCGAGGTCGTGCTCCCCTTCTGGGTCCTGGCCCAGATCCGCGCCGACCTCTCCCGCCGCAACGGCGTCAACCTGCTGAACGTCTCGGACGCCGAGATCTCCAGCATGTTCACGCTGCGCGGTGCGCGCGTCCAGTTCGTGCGCGGATGGCAGGACGGTCTCATCACGGGCGGTGCGCTGAGCGCCACGTTCCCCGGCGGCGACGCTGCGACCCCGTTCATGACCGCGCTGCCCCAGACGGTGGACTTCCTCGCGTGGCCCGCCGGATCGGTCGTCCTGGCCCGTCAGGACGTCGTCACCCTCACCAACGTGTACGACGCGGCCAGCCTGGCTGTGAACCAGTACACGAGCCTGTTCGCGGAGGAGGGCTACGCGCCGCTCTTCCCGTGCCCGGGTCAGCGTCTCTACACCGTCGCCGGTTGCGTCGGCGGCATCACGGGCTCGAACTCCATCAACTGCGTGGACGAGACTCCGTAACCCTCCCCTGAACAGGCGCCGCCGCTCTGTCGTCCCTGTGGCGGCGGCGCCCCTCAGAACTGGAAGGGAGGGACAATGGGAAAGATCATCACCAACCGGCAGCTGATCGCCGCACCGCCGACTGCACCCCTGCGCTACGGCATCTTCACAGCGGCCAACGTCGTACCGATGGACCGGCGGATCATCGCGTCCGGTCTTCAGTTCCTCGTGGATCACTGCGACACGGCGGCCGAGTACGACCAGACCTGCGAGGTCTCGCCGACCAAGCCTTTCATTGAGGGCTCAGACCTCATGGCGGCCGACCCGTACTGGATCGTCGCGCGCAAGCGCTGCGGGACGGTCGGGCGCAGCGCTGAGGAAATGCTGCGCGCTGCACGGCAGGTGCTCCTCACCTCGGCGCAGACGCGCGTGGAAGCGGTGTTCTGGAACGGCGGTGCGCTGGCCAGCGCCACGCCCACCCTGGACACGTCAGGCGCCACCGTGGTCACGCCCCCGGCACCGGGCTTCGGCGCGGCCATCAGCGCCCTGGAACGGGCGTTCTACGCCGTCAACGGGTACATCGGCACCATCCACGTGTCCACCAGGGCCGAGGGCGCTGCCGCCTACTCCCAGATGATCCAGAAGGGCAGCGCGGGTCAGCTCACCACGCCCATCGGGTCCGTCTGGGACTTCGGCGCCGGATTCCCGCTCACCGGTCTCGCCGACGCGGCCCCGGCCGCCGGATTCGCCTGGGCGTTCATGACCGGCCCGGTCACCATCTGGCGCTCCGGCATCCTGCCGCAGCCCGACCCGCGCCAGACCCTCGACCGCACCCTGAACCAGTGGGACACGGTGGCCGAGGAAGTCTTCGCCCATACCTGGGACTGCGACAACGTGTTCGCCGTGCAGGTGCCCCTGGCTGCGCCCGCCACTGCTGCAACCCCGGCGGTGCCGTAGTGATGGACGACTGGACGACCGTGGTCCCGCCTCAGGGCCAGGTGGCCGAGACCGCCCGTGAGCTGCTCGCGCTCGCGCGTACGCCCGGTGACGTGCGTACCAGCGCGGGCGGCACCGAGTTCCGTATCCCGCCGTACCTGGCGGACCTGTACACCGCCCCGCAGCCTGCCCCCAAGGCCAGGCGCCGTAGCAGCAGGAAAGAAGGTGACGAGTAATGGCAACGACCTGTGTGACCATGGCTCGCGGCAAGATGCTGCGGCTGACCAAGCTGGACAGCTGTGGCGCCCCGGTGTCCGGTGCCGGTGGCTCCCTGGTGGCAAAGGCGTTCATCTCGGGGACGTTCACCCCGAACTACGCCGATGCCGAAGAGATCACCCAGCAGGACGCCAACGGGGATCTCTGCATCGACGACCGTTCGCCGGTCGCGCTGCGGTGGGTGGACATCGAGCTCAACGTCTGCACCGAAGACCCCGACATGATCAACCTGATCACGGGTGACCCGATCGTCCTGGACGACGCCGCGACCCCGAACCACATCGGTTTCCGCCTGGACGCCTCGGTGTCCGGCTCGGCCAGCTTCGGTCTGGAGATCTGGTCCGGCGTCACGGGCCAGGCCTGCACGGCCGGTGGGTTCACGAACTACGGCTACTGGCTCTTCCCGTGGGTCAAGGACGCTCAGTGGGGCGAGATCGTGGTGGAGAACGGCGCCCTGACGTTCACCTGGACGGCGCGCGCCGTCTTCAACAGCCCGTGGGGTACCGGCCCGTACCTGGTCCGGCGCGATGCGACGGTTCCGGCGACGCTGGAGAAGCTCGTCACGCCGATCGGTGCTTCGCAGCCCATGCACTTCGAGGTCACGAGCGCTCCGCTCCCGACCCCGGCGTGTGGCTCTGTGACGCTGACTCCGGCGCCGTAAGCTGACCGTGGAAGGCTGGACGTGCGTTACGCACGTCCAGCCTTACGGGGACGTCATGCACCGCCCTTACTGAAGGAGTGATCATGCCGTCCATCGACTGTGACTGGAAGACCGTCGCTGACTGGGAGACGCTCACTGCCCAGGATCCCGGGACGTTCGACCACCTGGTTTCGCAGGGCGGGGGCACGTACGTCCGCATCTGCGAGGACGGGACCGTCTGGCTCAACGCCACGATGGTGAACACGTTCCTGCAAGTGCCGTAAGGAGGACCCGTGTCCCTGGCGCCCTACACAGAGCCGTACTGGTACCCCTCAGGCGTGCTGGCAGCGGGAGTGGCGTATCACGTCTTTCCCCGGGCCTCCAACGTCCACGCGGCCCTGTTCCAGGACGCCGGAGGCACGATCCCCCTGGCCAACCCGGGCGTCACGGACGGCGCCGGGGTCATCTCGTTCTACGTCGCCACCGGGGACTACTGGCTCTACATCAACGGCCAGAGCTTCGGGCTGATCGTGGACACCGACCCCGACCTGACCCACGTCTGGCCTGCGTCGTACCAGCACGTCCAGTCGGCGCCGCTCGCGGTCTGGACGATCACCCATGAGCTGAACGCGCAGCCCGCCGTAACGGTCCTGGACGCTTCCGGCAACGAGCTCTTCGCCGAGGTGCACTACGTGGACGGCGACACTCTCACCATCACGTTCAGCGGACCCGCCACGGGTACCGCGTATCTCCGGAGGTAGCCGTGGCAGGCGTTCAGTTCGGTCAGCAGATTGACATGAACGGCAACAAGATCACCGAGGTGGCGGCGGGGACCAACCCGACCGACGCGGTGAATCTGTCGCAGCTCACCGCGTTCGCCGACGGGTACGCCACCACCATCGGGGACGGCGTGGCCACGACGTACACGATCACGCACAACCTGGCGCTGTCCAACAAGGACGACTACGTGATCCGGGTTTCGGAGATCGCTTCGGGCGCCGAATACCTGGTGGAGAACACCTCCATCGGAGTCAACAGCCTGAGCGTCACGTTCGCCACCCCGCCCGCCCTGAACACGTACCGCGTCGCGGTGCTCCCGGTGCGATGAGCGGGCGCCGCTTCGCCTCCCTGGCCAGGCTGGTCGGCCTGACCTCGGCCCCCTCCTCACCCGGCGCCGGAGACATGTGGTACCGCTCGGACCTGGCGCAGTTCCGTGGCTCGGATGGGGGCGCCGGGGAGCAGCTGACCCTGGGCCCCGAGGGCAACCTGCCCGTCATCGCCTCCACGCGGTGGCACAGCCTGCCCGGGTACGGCAACGCGGCCGCCCTGAACATCCCCGACGGCCGCCTGTTCGCGCTGCCCTTCTGGCCCGGCCGCGCGTGCACGCTGACCGGCTCGGCCCTGAACGTGACCACACTTCTCGCGGGCACGAGCGCGCGCATGGGCGTGTACCTGTCCGACGGGGTCTACCCCACGACCCTGCTGTCCGACTTCGGGACCGTCACCACCGCCAGCACGGGGATCAGGTCCATTACGGGCCTGAACGTGGCCATACGGCCCGTTCTGCACTACCTGGTGATCGCCCGGCAGGGGGCGGCGGGCACCCTGGCTGTGTCGTCCCGGTCAACGTGGGAGCCGATCGTCTCGGACAGCACCCCGACCATTGCGGCGAACACGAACACCTATTACATCGACAGCGTCACCGGGGCGCTCCCGGGGTCGTTCGGGGCGCCCGCCGGAACCGATCAGGGCCCTTGCCTCACCGTTCAGCTCACCTAAGGTGGTGTCATGCCTGTCATCGAGCCTGCACCGGTCGCCCCGGTAACTCCTTCAGGGCCGTGTGACTGGCCTCTGGACACCACGTGCTGCGCCGAGTGGTCCACGTTCACCCCCGAAGTCCAGGCCGCAGCCACCGCGTGGGCTACGCAGATCCTGGACGCGCTGACCGGTCACCGGTTCGCGCAGTGCGCGGTAAACTTCCGGCCCTGCGGGCCCCGCTGCGGTCTGTCGTTCGGCTACCTCACGTGGCCGGTCGGCGCTCCGGCCAACGGCGGGGGCATGCCCTGGATGATTCCGTGGATCGATGACGGCATCTGGCGCAACTGCGGCTGTGCTGGCCCGTGCACCTGCCACGCCACATCTGAGGTCCCCTTCCCTACGCCCGTGGCCTCGGTGGTGGAGGTACGCGTGGACGGGCTGGTACTGGACCCCTCGGCGTACCGCCTGGACTACTTCAGGGGCACCCCGGTCCTGGTCCGCACCGACGGCGCGCTGTGGCCGGAGTGCCAGGACATGGACGCCGGGCCCGAAGAGGCCGGGGCGTTCACGATCGTCTACCAGCCCGGTGAGGCGCTGCCCACGGCGGGCCGCATCGCGGCGGGCAAGATGGCCTGCGAGTTCGCCAAGGCCTGCGCCGGGCAGGACTGTGCGCTGCCGCAGCAGCTCCAGTCGCTGACCCGCAACGGCGTGCAGCTCGAGGTCGTCGACCCCGCGCAGCTGCTCGAGTCGGGCCTGACGGGCATCGCCGATGTGGATCTGTGGATCAGGGCCGTCAATCCGTTCCGGCGCATCCGCCCGTCCACCGTGTACTCCGCCGACGTACGAGGGCCGAGGTACAACGCATGACCCAAGCAATCGTGCTGGCTCAGGATCTCCTGGCGTGCCTGGAGACCGCTCTCCTGGCTGGTCCCAACCCGCCGCCGGTCACCAAGATCATGCTGCGCGCAGGCGCCCAGGTCACGCCGCTGCTCTCCACCGGGACCGACGAATGCTGCACCGGCCTTGGCTGGGTGCGCGTCGCCTCGGTGTCCGGCGTCAGGGAACTCGGGGACCGCGAGAACGTCTCATGCTTCAGCCAGGAACGGACGCTGGTCCTTGAGCTCGGGGTCGCGCGCTGCGCGCCCGTGGGAGACCTGGCCACGATCCCGAACGAGGATCAGTGGGCGACGGCTGCGCTCCAGCTGGATGCCGACATGGGCGCCATGGAGGCGGCCGTCTGCTGTGCGTTCGGGGACATCGAGGGGTCGGCCGCCGAAGAGGTCTCCGTGGGGGCCTACGAGCCCTTCGGGGTGGACGGCAACTGCATCGGGGGCACGATGATGGTCAACGTCCGAATGACGAACTGCTGCTAGGGGACGACATGCCGAAGATTGAGAAGACCGTCAAGCTCCGGATCCGCACCTCGTTCAACGGGATGTACGAGGGCGATGAAGCGGACGTCCTACTTAACGAGAAAGTAGAGGGCTGGATCCGGTCCGGCGTAGCGGAGGTGGTCCCGGGTGGCACGGATCAGGCTGGACCGGGCGAACCTGAACCGGACGATGCAGCGCGCGTCCAGGACGGAGCTCCGCGAGGCGTCAAGGCAGGTCGTCAATCGCGCCAAGGTTTTGGTGGCGGTGCGTACGGGGCGCCTGCGGGGGTCGATAAGGGCTGAACCGCCCCGGTTCTTCTCGCTGCGCGGCTCTGTGACGGTGGGCTCTGACCTTGAGTACGCGTCGGCCGTCAACGACGGGGCCCGGCCGCATCAGATCCGGCCGAAGAACGGTCAGGTGCTGCGCTTCACGGTCGGCGGACGTGTGGTCTACGCGCGGGTGGTCAACCATCCGGGGAACAAGGGCTCGCACTTCCTGGACCGGGCGCTGCGGGAAGTCGCAGCCCAGCGCGGGTACACGTTCAGGACCCGGAGCTAGACTCGTGTCCATGGGCGACAGTAAGCAGTACACCATCCAGATCAAGGGCACGGCCTACCGGTTCAAGCCGATCCCCGACGATGACATCGTGCGCGTTCAGCTGATCTTCAACATGAACGCCAGCCCGACCAAGACGGTCAAGGCGATCACCCGGATTCTGAAGGCGTCGGCCGGGGATGAGCAGTGGGACCTGCTCACCGACCGTCTGATCGAAGAAGAGATCAGTCTCCAGGACATGGTGGTGACACCGGTCAAGGAGCTCGTCAAGCGCCAGACCAAGGACGCGGCGAAGTCGGGGACCACCCCCGATGCGGAATGATCCGCGCGTCCTCTCCCACGGGCCCGTACGCGCGCGCGTAGGCGCCTGCGAGGTCACGATCCCCTACCAGCCTGCCGCCGTCTGGGTGCAGGCTGTACGCGACCTCCCGGGCCTTGTGTCACGTCTGGCCTCCACCGAGGCCCGGGAGGTCTTGCTCGATCAGATCATGGACCATCCCACCGCCGTGGCCGACATGGAGCGGGAGGCGCACCGGATCCTGTCCGAGGTGTCGGGCTGGAAGTGGTGGGAGGCGGTCAAGCTCATCAACACTTCGACCGGCCGCGAGGTGCTCGGCCGTCTCGTGCTGGCGGGAGTGGACCCCTGGCAGTGCACCCTCGGCGAGTGGTGCGCGGCGACCTACGCGCTCTGCGTCAAGGGTGCCGACGCCCAAGCGCGGCTTAAGACCGATTTCTCCCTGTCTCTGCCGCCCCCGGGAGTCGAGGACGGGTGGGATGATGATGGTGACGATGCCGAGGCCACCATGAGCGCGGTGCAGGCACTGATGGGTCAGGGATAGGGGGCACCGTGGCATCGGAAGCAGAAGTTGACCTGGTCATCTCCACCGCCAACGCGCTCCCGCAGCTGGAGCGGGACCTGCGGGAGATCATCGACACGGCCGAGGCCGATGCCGACGCGGTGGAACTTCAGGCGCTGCTCGATGCGGACGAGTCGCTCTCCAACCTGATCAGCGACATGGACGCGGTGCTGCGTGACGCTGAACTGGCAGCGGACCCCATCGCCATTCAGGCCCGGCTCGAACAGGCCGAGTCCCTGGACCAGCTGCGGGACGACCTGCGCACCCTGATCACCGAGGCGGAGTTCGCCGCGAGTGAGATCGAACTCGAAGCGCAGCTGGACCCCGACATCGCCGCGCTGGATGCGGAGATCGCCGCCCTTGTGGCGGAGCTCGAAGCCTCGGCCCCGCCGATCGAACTCGAAGTGGACGTCGACCGGGACGGCCGGGCAGCAGCGTCCGCCGGGCGTCTGGGCAAGGCCCTGACCGCCATGACGGGGCCCCTCAAGGGCCTCGGCGCCGTGTTCGGCGGCTTCTCGGCGGCGACCTCCATCCTGCCTATTCTGGCGGGCACCACGGCGGCTCTGAACCAGCTGGCCCCGGCCGCCGCCGTGGCTGTTCCGGCGCTCACCTCTCTTGTGCTGGTGAGCGGCACCCTGAAGCTGGCCATGCAGGGCGTGGGCGACGCGGTCAAGGGGGCGTTCGACCCCGACACCAAGCCCGAAGACCTGGCCAAGGCCATGGAAGGCCTGGCGCCGTCCGCCAGGGCGTTCGTCACCGAGCTGGCCGGGATGAAAAGCCAGCTGAAGGAGATTCAGCAGACCGTTCAGGAGAACTTCTTCAAGGGCCTCGACGGAGCGCTCAAGGTGCTTGGCCAGCGCACTCTGCCGATCGTTGCGGGTGCGCTGAAGGAGACGGCCACCACTCTGAACCTCATGGCCCATGAAGCGGCCAGCGCTGCACTGGAACTCGGCAACAGCGGCACCCTGGGCAAGGCGCTGGAAGGCGCGAACGCCGGGCTGTCCAACCTGATCCCGATCCCGGGCCTGATCGTCACGGCCCTGGGGCAGATTGGTGCTGCCGCTTCCCCGGCATTCGACCGGATCACCACGGGCGCGACCAAGGCGGCCGAGGCGGTTGCCGACAAGCTGTCCAAGGCGTTCGAGTCGGGCGGTCTCGAGGACGCGATCAATGTCGCGGTGGACAGCTTTGTACAGCTGGGCCGGATCATCGGCAACGTGTTCGAGGGCCTCGGCAACGTACTGAAGTCGTTCGCGCAGACCGGTGACGGCGTGTTCGCCTCCCTCGAGAAGATCACGCAGGCGTTCGCCGACGTCACGGCCACCAAGGGGTTCCAGGACGCCCTGTCCGCGCTCTCCACCACGATGAGCACGGTCCTCTCCGCAGTCCTGCCGCTCATCTCCCAGGCCCTGCAAGCGCTCGGCCCGGTCTTCCAGGCGCTCGCCCCGCCGGTTCAAGAACTGGTAAAGGCGCTGGCAGCGGGCCTGAAACCCGTCATCGCCGCACTCGGCCCGGTCCTGGTCTCGCTGGCTGCGGCGGCGGGCAAACTGGTCCCCGCCCTCACCCCGATCATCAACCTGGCCTCGAAGCTTCTCGTGGCTGTCCTGCCTGCGCTGATCCCCCTGTTCGACGCGCTCGGCATGGCGATCCAGGCCGTCACGCCGTTCATCGAACAGCTCGCGACCAACCTCGCTGCCCAGCTTGTCCCGCTTTTCACCACTCTGGCTACGCAGGTGCTCCCGCAGCTCCTGCCGCCGCTTGTCCAGCTGACCACGGCGATCTTCCCCGTGCTGACCAAGATCCTCGTGGCCCTGGCTCCCAGCCTGGTCAAACTGGGCGAAGCCTTCGCCAACATCCTCGTGGCGCTCACCCCCGTGCTGGTTGAGCTGACAAACCTCACGATCAAGCTGGGCCAGGAGCTGATGCCCCTGCTTGAGCCGCTGATCTCCCTCGTGCTGCGCTTCGTGACCGGCGCGCTCGGCGTGCTGGTGGCACAGCTCAACGGGATCGTGGTCCCCGCCCTGCGCATCCTGGTCAACCTCCTCAAGGGCGACTTCTCTGCCGCGTTCGAGGGCGCCAAGACGCTGGTGGCCAACGTCTGGGCCAAGATCACTGAGCTCACGGCCATCATGGTCCGGGCCATCGCCGACAAGCTTCTCTCGCTGGTCGGCCTGACCACCGAACGCGTCGGCCAGATCCGGGACCGCGCGGTGGAAGGCTTCCAGCGCATGGTGGACCGCGCGGCGGAAGAGGTCGGCAAGCTGCCCGGCCGCATCACCTCCGCCCTCGGCGACCTCGGCAACCTCCTGTACAGCAAAGGTGCTGACGTGGTCCGGGGGTTCATCGACGGTCTGTCGTCCCAGCTGGGACGCCTGCGCGACGTCGCCGGACAGATCGCCAGCGCGGTGACCAACCCGGTCGGGTTCCTGCTCGACATGCACTCGCCCTCGCGCGTGATGCGCGAGATGGGTCAGAACACCATCGAGGGCTTCCGGCTCGGCATCCGGGACGGCATCAACGACACCGTGGCGCAGATGCGCAGCATCGCCGCCATTGCTCCGGTCATCGCAGGTCAGAGCAACATCGGAAGCCTGGCAGTGCCCCAGGGCGCCAGCATGGCGCCGACCGTTCAGGTCTTCCTCGGCAACCAGCTCCTTGACCAGCACGTGGACACCCGGATTGCCGCATCGAACCAGGCGCGGGACCGGCTCATCATCAACGGGGGTCGTCGCTGATGGCAGACGGAGTCATCTACCTCACCGCCGACTTCACAGCAGCGGTTGGCACGCAGACCACGGCCACCATCGCGCGCGGCCTGTCCGCCACCGGCCCCTGGGTCGTCCTGGACACGGTTGCGCTGCTCGGTGAGGTCGGCCAGTACTACGACACCTCGGTGCCGCTCGACACGGTGGTCTGGTACCGCTGGACCGGCTCCCCGGGCGGGACCACCATCGTTCAGGGCCCGTACATCGAGCCCTCGGACGGGACCGTCCTCCTGAAGGACCCGCTGCGCCCGTGGGCAGACGTCACCCTCGACTTCTGCGACAGCCCGTCCACGGCAGCGGCCCTGCTGTGCAGCCCGACCGGCCCGGAGCTTGTGTGGGTCGGGTTCGGCAACGAGGTGCGCCGCTCGGACGCGAACCTGTTCGACATCTACCAGTCAGAGACCCCGGCCGACCTCTGGGGTCGCCGCAAGCGCCTGGACGGCAGCTTGCAGATCCTGGCCAAGACGCTGGCAGCTTCGGACGCCCTGCACGCCCTGTTCACCGCAGGCGGGCCCATCCAGGTCCAGATGCCCGCCGTCTACGGGTTCCCCGACGCCTACATCCAGCCTGGCGACGTCACCCGCGCCTACCTGAACGGGCAGCGGGACCAGCGCATGCCGTTCCGGCTCTGGTCGGCGCCGTTCACGGTGGTGGACCGGCCGGTCGGGCCCAAGCAGGGCACCGACACGGCCAACTGGTGTGCATTGCAGGACGAGTTTGCGACCTACGCGGACCTGGCTGCGTCAGGCCTGACGTGGGCCCAGGTGGCGTCGGGCGCTGCCGTCAGCCCTGACGACGGTTACGGCCTGGGCCCCTACGGCTCTGGCCCCTACGGCGACGGAGGATAACGCCATGGCATACAACATGCCGATCCCGATCGGGACCGACCCGTGGGGCACCCTGCTCAACGACTCCATGTACGAGCTCCACCGCATGCTCGAGACCAGCGCGGTGGACCACGGGGCCATCGCCTGGACGTTCGACAACGTCTCGGACTCCGGCTCATCGACCATCACCACGGGCACGCCGTTCATGTCCAAGGTGTGGGTGCGCGAGCCCGCCACCCTGTCCACCCTGTACATCTCCATCACGACGTCAGGCGTCTCTCTGACGGCCGGACAGAACTTCGCAGGGGTCTACAACGCGGCGGGCACCCGCCTCGCTGTGACGGCCGACCAGACCACGGCATGGGGCACCACGACCGGACTCCAGACCATGGCGCTCACGGTCCCGGTGGCCGTGACGCCCGGCGCCTACTACATCACCCTGCTGGCCAACGGCACGACGTCCCCGAACCTCGCGCGCGGCGCGGTCGCGGGATCGGGCGCGAGCACCGTGAACTTCGGCCTGACGGCCGCCACCGCGCGGTACTCCACGGGCCCGGCCGCCCAGACGTCGCTGCCCGCGTCCATCACCATGGCGTCCCGGACTCTTTCGGCGATCTCCATGTGGTCTGCGGTGGCCTAATGCTCACATCCACCGCACTGTACAAACAGGCGATCCACGCGCCGAACCAGCAGGGCGTGTTCCGAGTGGACCTTTACGACGGCCCCGGCGGTCCGGTGCTGGCCCGGGACATCCCCGTGTTCGGCGGGAGCATCACGGCCAACCTGACCCACCGCGTGACGCGCTCCGGCACGTTCATGCTCGGGGAGGAGTGGTGGCCCGGGACCGACCCGAACGCCCTGCTGACCCCGTACCGCACGGTGGCGAACATCCGTGCCGGGATCCGGTACGGCGACGGCACGGAAGAGCTGTTCGACGTGATCACGGGGCGCACCGGGGACGTGCAGCGCAACCCGGACGGCTCGGTGTCGGTGCGCGTGGACGACCTGGCGGCGGACGTGATCGGGGTGCGGTTCGAGCAGCCGCGCAACTCGGACAACGTGACGATCACGGCGGAGATCCGCAGGCTGATCGCCGAGGCCCTGCCGTCCGCCACGTTCGGCACCAACGACGTTACCGACGCGGCCACCCCGGTGCTGACGTGGGACGAGGACCGTGGTAAGGCGCTGGACGACCTGGCCAGCGCGCTGGGAGCCCGCTGGTACGCGCTCGGCAACGGCGATTTTGTGGTCCGGCTGCTCCCCTACGACGTCGGCACCGTCGTGCAGACGGTCTCGGACCAGCGGGGCGGGCTGCTGGTGACGGGCGCGCCGTCCATCACGCGTGACGGGGCCGCGAACTCCGTCACGGTGATCGTGGAGCGCTTTGACGGGGGCACCCCGTTCAGTGTGACGGCCCGGGATGAGTCGCCGACGTCGCCGACCCGGTGGGACGGCCCGTTCGGCAGGGTGACCAAACCGATCAAGGTGCAGACCCCGCTCACGCAGGGACAGGCCATGACGCTGGCCAGGGCGGAGCTGAACGCGGCGACGGCTCTGTCGTCCAACTGGGCGGTCACGATGGTGCCGGACTACACGCTGGAGCCGGGCGACACGGTGCGGCTGATCTCGCGCGGCGACAATGAGGTGCAGCTCATCGACGAAATCACCTACCCGTTGGGACCTGCGACGATGTCTTTGCGCACGCGCGCCTACGTGCGCGCGCAGGCCACGCTGAACTGAGGGGACGACATGGACACAACGGACTGCCTGGGCCTCCCGTACCCGCAGTGCGACCCGCCCCTGACCAAGGACGCGTCCGACATCATCCAGTTCAGGGACCTGGCGCTGGCCACGGATGCCGCTGTGCAGGAGCTGGCCGACGAGATCACCGACACCCTGACGGCGCCGGACGCGGTGTACATGGAGGGCGGGCAGAACGCCGCGGGCAACGACGTCTATCACGACCTCAACGGGTTCGTGAACTTCGACACCGCAGGCATGGCGGACACGGTCAGCGACCGGATCGTCATCCAGCAGGATGGCTGGTACATGATCGGCGGGTCGGTGTACATGAGCACCACCGCCGGATCGTCCAACGGCCTGCGGGTCGAGCCCCTGCTCAACGGTGCGCCGTTCACCTCCCGCCAGGGTCCGGGGTGGTCGCTGATCACGGAGTACGTCAACTGGGTCGACGTCGCGTTCTTCCGCCAGGGCGACCAGCTCAACCTGATGACCCACCATTTCGGCAGCGCCGTCACCGTGTTCACGTACACCGTGGATATGTGGGCCCTTCAGATCCTGACCAATGTCTAGCCCGCCGCCGGTCGTCTCGATTCTCGAGGGCCCCTTCACGCAGTCCCGCATCGGGGTCGTGGTGCTGGCCACCCCTAACACCATGTTCGTGGACGTCGGCGGGACCACGATGGAGGTGGCGTTCCTGCTGCCGTTCACCGCTACGGCGGTCTCGCCCCCGGCGGCCGGGACGGTGGTGCAGCTGATCCGGCAGGACGCCTCTTGGGTGGCCGTCGGCCGCGTTGTCGGCACCGGCTCCAACGCCATCCTCAACCCGTCGTTCGAGGACTCGCAGCCCGGCTCCCAGCCGGTGGTGTGGCAGGTGGCGGACATCTCGGGTTCGTCCACAGCCATCACCACAACTGTGGACAGTGCGCCGAACGGCACGCAGGTGGCGCGGGTCTACAGCGCGCAGGCGTCCGACCACTACCTGTACTCCAACCCCATCGCGGTGAACGCGGGCGACGTCTGGTCCATTGCAGCGTTCGTCGGCGGCGACTACAACGGCGGACCGGAGACGGCCGATGCCCGCATTGACGCTCTGTGGTTCGCCAACATGACCAACCTGTACCCCACGACGTCCAGCGCCACGATCACCGTGGTGACGTCCAACGACGTGCCGCAGTTCCCGCCGTTCCGGGTGGTCTCCGGGACCGTGACGGCGCCGGTCTCCGGGTTCATGCGCGTGGCCCTGCGCTCTACCCTGGGGGCAGGCCAGGCGCTCGTCTGGGACTCCGTGACAGCCAGGAGAGTCTGATGCCGCAGAACACCCCCAGGGGCTACACCTACCCCCTGTACAGCGACCCCGCGAACCCGCAGGCACAGATCGAGGACTTCGCCCGGGACGTCGACACCGACGTGGCGGCTCAGGTGGCCCGGATCGCAGGTGCGCTGAACCGTGCATCGGCCGAGTGCCGGGCCTCGGCCAACCAGGCCATTGCGGCCAACACGAATGTGTTCGCGACGTTCGCGGTGGAGGAGTACGACAACGCCAACATGATCAACCTGGGCGTGAACAACGACCGGATCACGTTCACGGAGACCGGCATCTACCTGATCCACGCCGAGGCGAACTTCGCCCCGAACGGCAACGCAACGGTCGGCGGCCGGGAGGGGATCATCGTCCCCAACCTGCTGAGCGGCACCGACGCCCGGCAGTCCCTGCGCGGTCACATCACGTTCGACACGGAGCTGTGCGTGCAGCTGCTCTACCAGGTCCAGACCGTCGGGGACTTTGTCCGCTTCCAGGTCCGGCAGTCTTCCGGCGCCTCCCTCAACATCAGCGCCCGGTCCTTCTCCGCAACCAAGGTGGCTGACTGATGGCCGGAACGACTCCGAACCGCCTGTACCCGTACCCGACGCTCGGCGACCGGCTGCACATCGCTGGCAGTCCGGACGACCCCGGGGACTTGCAGCTCCTGGCCGAGGCCATCGATGACGACGTCTGCGCCATCTCTGCGGGCCTCACCGGCCGTCCCGTGGCCCGCTTCCGGGGTACGGGTACCTTCGCCTCTCCGTCGACCTCTGCGCCCCTCTCCCCGCCGCCCTCGGACACCTTCTACCGGGTGCCGTTCGACACCGAGGACTTCAACACGGCGAACATCACCATGCAGTCGCAGGAGGTGGGCAACCGGCTCCTCTTCCCCGAGGACCCCGGCTTCTATTTCGCGGTCGCCACGGTGTACGTCCCGGTACTGACGGTGGCGGGCGCGACGGTCAACTACATGGGTTTGCAGATCCGTAAGGGGACCATCGCCACCCCGACTGCGCTGGCCGGTCGCGTGTCCGGCTCGAGCCACAACCTGCCCGTGTCGGCAACGGATGACCGGGGCGTGCGCCTGATGAGCGTGTCGGCGGGCATTTACATGAACGGCACCACGGATGCATTCTGCGTGGAGTGGCGTGCCGACACGACGCCCGACGTCGCAGAGTACGTGATCAATGAGCGGACGATCACGATTCTGAAGATGACCCAGTCCTAGGAAGGGACGACCCATGAAGGATTTCGCCCGGAGACTCGCGATCAAGGTGGTCGGGGTGTTCCTCACCGCGCTGCTCGCCATGATGGTGGCCGACCAGCCGTTCAACGTCCTGACCTTTCAGTGGACGGCCGCCCTGGCGGTCGCCGGATCGGCCGCCGTACTGGCCCTCGTAGAAGGTCTCGCCGGACGCTTCACGGGTGACCCGGATCAGCCCGGCATCCTGCGCTGAACGCGGCAAAGCCCGTCTCCGGGGACCACCCAGGGAGACGGGCTTTGCGCTCGACCCCTACACCGCTTAAGCCGGGGAGCGATGCAGGGGGAGTTTTACGGGAGGCCCGGGGAGGTCAGTCCCTCGGTCCTCCCTACCTGGCCCCTCAGACCGGTGACTAGCCGGATCCTTCTCCAGGACACTTGGCTAGCCGAACGGGGACTCTTCATCAGTCCCCATGGCCAGCGTCACGGCCTTCGGGTTCTGCGCGGCGGGAGTCCAGACGGCCGTGTGGCGGTGCGGTGCGGCGTACTTCGCGTTGGTCTTGGGGCCGTCCGCCTGGCGTTCGATGCGGACGTAGGCGCCAACCTCGAGCTTGCCACGAGCGTTCTTGATGGCCAGCTTGAGCGCGTTCTGAAGGGAGCCCTTGACGTAGATGATGCGTGCACCATCGTCGTCGGGAAGCTCTACGCGGTTGTACGCGGTACCTTCCCAGGTCTCGCCGATGGGCTCACCCTGGATCTCCAGGAGCATCTGCATGACCTCCCGGTTGGGGATCTTGGCGCCCGGGGGAAGCTGCTTGCGGAGGACAGACTCCTTGACGCGGTTCGAACCGTCCCAGTAGAGCGCCTCACCCGAATCGTAGTCGGTCTGCTGGGCCATCGACCAGCCGGTGATGGTGCCCTCGACTACGTAGCCAACCCTCGGCCACTTGGCGGCGGTGGCGCCTCCTTCAAGGAAGTCCTGCGCTGCCTTGTCGCTGTATGCGTCGTTGCTCATGTGCCTTGCTCCCTTTGTCCTTTGAGTTGGTCCCCGCACCGCCCGCGAGAAAGTCGGGCGGTGCGGGGTTGCCCGTGGTTTAGGTGGGGTGGGCGTTCCCCGCAATGGAACCTTCCGGACAGTTGGCTCTGCGCTTACCGGATCTCTCAACGAATCGGGGGCTCGGCCGGTAGGAGCGGCTTGACCCGATATCGCGGTCCGTAGATCCGTGCGTGTCCCGGACTCGAACCGGGTCTCTTTCCTAGCCCCAAGTGCACTCAGGGTTTCGTACTCCGAGCGTTCCACCACCTCACGCGCCACGTTTAACGCCCGTCGGCAGGAGTCTCTAGTCCGGCCTGCATGCTGCCGATCATCGTTTGACTCCTGTGCGCATCCGGGCCGCGAACCCGGTGTTGGCCAGGGCCCTTGTAGGGAGGGCCGTCCATCTGCGCGCCACGTTTAGCCTCCGCCGAGGTCTTGCGCCCCATCATCGTGCCCTCTTGGCCCGACAAGAGGAAGACTACCCGGTCCGGAGACCGGGTGTCAACCCCTGACACTCAGTAGCGGTACTTCGCCCGGTCGATTGTCAGGAGCCGGACTCCAGAGAACGCCGCGCGATGGCGATGAGCTCGTTCAGGCGCACGCCCGTGATGCCAGCTGCCTTAGCCTCACGCCACCGCTTGGTTGCTTCCAGCTGGTCCGTCACGTCCGCGAACAGGGCCTCCCAGTCAGGCCCGGCAGGCGGTACCAGCGGTGCCGGACCATCGCCCCAGGCCTTCATGCGGCCGTTCGGCCGCGCCCGCACAGCCGCGCAGACCTCGGCGTGCGCGGCCCCGGACTCCAGGTCCGCCCACAAGAGCTCTACGGTGCCCTCCTTGGGCCCCTGGACGGGCATGTGGATGACTACCCCGACCTTCTCGGAGACTTCGATGAAGCGGTCGTAGTCAGGACCCCCGAGGTTCCCCGCAGGCTCCCACGTCTGCGTGTTCCAGTCGTAGACCCCGTTCTGGTTCACGCCGTGTGCGTAGGTCCACAGCTGGCACTCAATCTCGTTCTTGCCGTAGTCCATGGTCTTGCCGGTCTTCAGGTCCCCGATCACGTACTGGCCGGATGGCCGGTGGAAGAAGATCCGGTCGAACGTCCCGCAGACCCACCCGTACTCCCGGATGATCGTGGTCCGTTCGATCAGGGACCGGATCGGCTCGAGGCCCGCATCAGCCAGTGCGTTCTGATAGTGGTACAGCGAGCCCTGGAACTCTAGAGGCGCGTCTGTGAACGTCTTCAGGCCCGCGTCCATGTACTCCGTGAAGTCGTGCAGGTACGTACCAAGGTCTGAGCCGACCTTGGACCCCGCCGTCTCCTCAAGCTGGACCACCAGCGCGTTGAGCCTGTCCTTGTCGTCCTCGTGCGTCAGGCCCGTCGCCTGCAACACCAGGTCCCGGCGCCGGGAGGCACCGATCAGGACGTTGCGCTTGCCCCAGTCGTTGATGTTCTTTTTGTCGGTCGCCGACTTGTTGAACGTCGTGGCCCGCGTCCGGCCGACGGGCTTCCCGGAGCTCTTGTACAGTTCCAGCTCGCTCTCACCCGGCAGGACCACGGCGTACCGTCCGAGGTGGTCGCGCAGCACCTCCTTGGGCTGGCCGGAGACGCTCATGACGGGCTTGGGCTCTGTCGCGGTGTCCGGGTCCAGGAACTCTTCGGCGGTGGGGAGCGGCATGGCAGGGATCCGCAACTCGTCCACGTACGCCGGTCCGGCCAGGGGCCCACGCTGCGCCTGCCAGTCGCGCTCGGCGCGCTGCGCCGGGCTCCAGCTGGCGTCGTCCCCGCAGTCCTCGCACTCGTACCCGCCGTACCCGTCCGCACGGATCCGGTCGCCCTCGTAGATCTGGCATTCGCTGACCGAGCACCGGCCGTCGTACATGGCCCCGAACCACGGACCCTTGTCGGGCCCGTACGTCACCCTGCGCTCGTAATCGATCTGCTCCTGTACCTCGTCCACGTCGTCCCCTCCGCACACGCAGTCAGCGTCGTCGCACCGCGACTCGGCCACGTCGTCCCCTTGCACCGTCGTCTCCTCCACCGTAGGCGCAGGCTCTGACACCGGCTGAGGCTGGCACCACTCACCTGCCGGGCTTTTGTGGCGCCGGGGCCGGTTGGCGCTGCTGTACCCGACCGTCTTACCGCATGCCGTACATGGCTTCACTGCCATTGATCTCTCCTCTACACTGATCGGAGAGGGCCGCCCCCGCTTGACTCGGGGACGGCCCTCTCGCCGCCCTACTTGCGCAGATCACGTACCGCTTGCAGGTACCCGTCCACGGTGGCCGGGGCGTTGATGGTCCGGCCGGTCGCTTCATCGTGGACGTTGACGGTTCCGGGCGGGGCCCCGGTGTCGGTCACCAGGACCACGGGGTAGCGGGGAGCTCCGGTGTCGGCCATCAGTGGTTCCACGCGCCGGGCGGAATGGATACCCCGCTCTGGTCCAGTGCCGCCTGCGCGTCCCTCAGGGCCTGCGCCGCGCGGGCCTCTTCGGCCTGCCTCGCTGCTTCGCGCTGCTGCCTCTCGGCCTCGAGCTGTGCTTCGAGATCCATCATTCCTCCTGGTTACAGGGCTCGTTGTAGTCGTTGACGTGCTTGGTAAGCGTTCCGTCAGGCTTGACCCGGTAATCCAGGGAGCAGCCGGGGGCCGGACAGATACGCCTGACCTCTTCGGGGGCGCAGGCGCCCGGGTGTCGGCGGGACCGGGCGCAGGGCGCGCCCGTCGCCGTCGTCTTGGTGCAGATCACTTGGAGCTCCCGTGCTGGCAAGAGCCACGGTGGCTCCCCGCCGGGGCCCAGCTGTCCTCGTAGCAGCTGCACTTACCGGCCGGAGCCTCCACGCGGTGGGCGTACAGCGGGGTCTGGGCGAGCGCCTGGCCCATCCGGCGGTGCCACTCGTCGGATCCGACCTGGACGTACGCACTGTCGCCGTACTCGGCCGGGTTGCCCGGGCACCCGTTCCAGTGGCGGCCCCGGGGGGCCACGCCCCCACCGGTAGAGCGGCAGGTGCACTTACTGACCGGCGCCTCAGGGCATTCGATGTAGTGGTTGTCCGTACCGCTGCGTTCCCGCTCGATGGCCGGGCAGGTGCAGTTGCTGTCGACGCCGTAGCCGGTGACCTCGTCGATAGCCGCGAAGATCCCGGCGTTGTCGAGGGTGTTGACGGCGTCCTCGACGTCGCCACCCCAGGCGATCTTGCGCAGCGTCCGCAGTGCCTCGATGACCTCGGGGGTGATGTTCGGCTTGTTCATGATTCCCTTTCCTCGTCCGGGCCCGGCGCCCTTCCGATGACTTAAATCTACGCCGGACCCTGGGGGCTGTCAACCCCTGACATTCACTTGCACTCTGACCAGCGGAAAGCGGGTGCCGAGACGTCGCAGAGGA